ACTCGACAGACACAAAGAGCGCGCCGCCTACCGCTGAGACCAGCCGCCCCATCATCCTCAGGTAATGACTCTAGCTCCAGTTCGAAATATCGATTAGATGAGCGTCTCTGCTCGAGAGGTGGGAGCATTCCATTGGCGCGGTTATGCGCCACAAATGTGTGAGATAGATCACTTTTAGGAGTAATGCTTTCTATCTGATCCTCGAGATATTCAAGCGCCTTAAATATGCCTTGGCTCATCGTCTACCTCGTTTCTTCTCTAGTTGCTTCCTCAGTTCATTCTCAGCGGCCTTAACTAGAATATCTACGTCCTTGGGTGATAACCCTAGAAACTCTCTAGTTTGGTTCACTTGATAACCATAGGTAGCCTCATCAGTTAAACCAATAGTAAAGCCCTCAGCAGTAGCAGACTTAACAACAAGGTTATTCATCATGTTGCCACTCAACACTAGATCAACTTCTGCACTATCTGAGGAGCTCCCTCGTCTTCTGCTCTCATGCTTATACTGCTGATAACCACCCTCATAGTATATACTGTTGCCAGTCCTCGATGGTCTGCCGCCTTTAGGTTTCAATCGAGCCCCACGCTTAGACACATAAAGAGGGTTGGTTGAGTATGGTCTAAAAGGTTGACCATTAGCGTCTAGCCCTCTTGAAGTCCTCAGCTTGATTGATGCCAGGACATCCTGAGCTAGTCTCAAAGTCATCTGAGAAGTCCAAATAGATGAGGGTATATTTAATTGAAAACGCTTAGCCATCTCAATGCCTCATGGCTCTCACTGGGGTAAAGCGTTTATCATAGTCTGTTTTACTATACGTCTTCCAAGATGCGCGGAAGTCACGAGCAGACCCACCGGAGCGCCTTAGGTTTTCTTCTCCCTCATCAACTACCCTATCTCCATCTAGATCAAGAGTGACAGACCTAAGAGCTACATTGAGAAGCTCTTTGTATCGCTCTCTCATGGCCTCAGCCGCGTCTAATTGTAGTTGCATTTCGAAGATAAGGGCAGCGCAACAATAAGCATGAGCGCGCTTGAAGCTCTGCTGATTAAATACCTCATCTTCAGTCACATCATCAGGTATTACGTGGTCACGTATAGCTAAGATGATATCTTCGAGTGAAGCTTTAATCTGTGGTTCAAAGTCTTGTTGACGACGTGGCACCATATCAGCCAAGTTTGCAAACATGCCCACAAGCTCATCATGATCTAAGCCAGTGTCAAAAGGTCTAGGGGTGACCTTAAGTAGACCTGTTTCAACTCGCTCCTGACCTACCTCATCAGCATAATTGATGGTGTAGGGAAAGGTTCCCGCCGTGCTCATCTGTACTACTGTTAGATCAACATAGCTCAGAGGTAGCTTTAGAGTCGCGCTCAAAGTCATCTCGATATTGCGCGGTAGTGGCTCGGCTAATATCGCCTCGGTACCACCAAGCCTAGAGACCTGGACTGCATAATAAGTGTCGCGTGATGTCGTTAAGAAACCTCGTTGCTCATCTCGCTCTAACGTAGTGCCAGCATTAGACGAGAGAGTAAGCGTTCGTCTGTCGTTGGCTATTGCGCTAACTGTTACATCTGCTCGGGACTGAGCGAATAACTCAGTAACATCTCCTGAGCTGAGCTTCAGAGTGAGCGTGGGTGTTCCTGTATACGGTCTAGAGGGAGACCAGTAGAAAGTATGGGCTTGGCCCTTAACTGCTTTTCTCATCGTTTCGCTCCCTTATTAGCTTTAGATATATCTGATGATGTAGCTCTTTCGAGGTCTGCCGCTTCAACAAACGAGTCTGTTACTGGTGACCAAGAGTGTCTGCAATTATACCCACCACAGCTAATCTTGACACTTTTCCCCTGTCCATTGTTGAGCTTTGTCATCTGTGACTCATCCACCACTAAGCCTATCAACGCTCGACAGAATGGCCTAGTGATTCCATCTTTGGGGCCTGTGTATAAATAAAGGTCGAGGTCAGCAGCTGCCGCCGCTGTCGCTGTCAAGCTTCTACCAAGCTCACTAATTGATGTTCTAACCTCTGTTAACTCACGGCCCTCAGATTGTTCTAGCCTGCGCTGAAGATCACCAATAACTACATCAATAGGTATTTGAGTAGCCAATGATTGAAAGGCATCTCTCATAGCTTTTTTGTAATCAGGCAGTATCACATCTTCAAAGATGGCCGTTGATGCGTTGGCTTGCAGGAGATCCATTTGAGGCATAGCCTGAGGAGACAAATCAATATTAATAGCCTCAAGCGATTTCTCAAAAGCATCTCTTATTCTATCGCTCTGCTCAATGAAGTCATCAACGACTAAACCCATGCCGCTCCTTAAGAGCAGGTCTAATAATTGATCATCATCAAACGAGAGCAATAATTGAGGATCGGTAGTCAGTGCTACCTGCTCCATTCTAGCAACTAGTTGCTGACGCGCTGAGGCGAGAGAGCTTTTAAATACCTTCTCCGCTTGCACTTCAGCCTTTAGTTGATCTCGTCTAGCTCTGATGAGTTTTGCTACTGGGTCACGCGAGCCCTTAACTTGATTGTTCAAGTCTTCGATGGCTTTTATATCCGCGTCCTCTTCTGCTAAGAGGTAGGCCCTAAGTAGCTCATTCATCTTAGCTATGGGTGCCAGTTAGGACGTGACCAAGAGTAGAGTCGATAGCCTTATACTGGCTGACTTCCTCAGCGTAGACATAACGGCGGGTCTTATCGAGGCTGTCATATTGGCCTGCTACCATGCTCCCAAATTGGAAGTTAAGGGCAGCTACAGGCATTCCCTTAACGTTACCGCTCTTCTGAACGATGGCATCAGCGCCTCTGAGGATACCCATAAAGAGCTTGTCACCACCCCAAATATAACCTTCTGAGCTAGTAGCGCCAGGGATGGCGGTGTCTTGGCGAGCGGCTCCAACGTAGATGTTAGGAATACCGAGTACTGAGCGGAGCACCTCAATAACAGCCTCATCATTGAGAATGAGGTTGCCTGAAGCTACACCATTAGCCAAAGTACCAACATAGCCACGAACTTCAGGGTTACGCGCTAAAGCTCGAAAAGTCTTACGACCAAAGATTAGCGTATCAGGGTTGATGCCGTGGGCCGCCTCAAACACGGTATCTTTGAGCTGATGAAGCTCTGAGAGAGGCTCTGCGCCTGTAGCGTCAAAAGTCGCTGAAGCCGCTGAGGTGTTGAAAGCAGTAGCATCAAAGAGGAGATCAGCGGCGCGCTTCTCACGTGCAAGCTTCATAACTCGCGCAACTTTACGCGCTAGACGCTGCTCTTCGCTCCCTGGATACTGAGAGTCAAAGATGTCCTCCATAGCGATAGAGTCAGAAGCCGCGTAGATCTTAGCTTTGAAAGTCTGTGAAGTACGATCAAAGCCACCGATGGTAGCGCGTGATGAGCCTGGAGCGCGCTCAAGGTCAAGCCCTGCACCAGCTCCCATGAAGTTTCGAGTCTCCTCGAGGAGGATGGTTCCGGAACGCTCAGGAACAACGATAGGCTCAAAGACTTTATCAGCGATAAGTTGATCATCACTAGGGACCGCCTCAACTACGAGGTTGGTTAAGATCTGATCGACTGGATGTAAATTAGAATATGAACTAGCCATGTTTCAGCCTCCTTATACTAAGCTGGTAGGGCCAACGAACATAACCTTAATTTGATCACCTGCTGAGGCGGTCTTTTGGTTGATGTTCGGGATAACGCGAGCGATGGGGAAGAAGGTAGTATCAGTGGCTTCACAAGCTTGAACTTTACCATCAGTAATAGCCGCCAAGATGGGAGTGGTATTGAAAGTCAAAGACTCTCCTGCAATAACGCGAGTAATGCCATAAATGAGCACTTCAACGGCCTCACCTGCTGAGCAAGCGCGTTGTGCTACACCCACTACATTATCATCAGTAGCAGCGTCAGTGATTACCACTTTGCCATCTCCATTAAGAGAGACAATAGCGAACTCAGTAATAGCCTCACCGGCTACAAATGAAATAAGGTTGTCTGTATTAGCCATGACTTAACCTCCAAAAGCTTGATTGTAGAAATCAGGGTTCTCACGTCGAACTTTCGCGAGAGCCTCTGAGTAAGTGATACCCTCATTTTTAGCGGTGGTTGTAACACGCTCATTAAGGGATTGTTGATTGATCTCCTCACCGCTCGCCCCATGCCCAACCTCATTGAGAGGAACAGCTTGTGATGGTTTGCGCTCTGAGAAGAATGCCCAAAACTCAGGTTGTAAGTCTCGGAGCTCCCAAGCCTTACCAGCGACACTCTCTTCAGCAGGTGAAATACAACCCTCTGAGAGTAGAGCGTTTACAGCCTGCTTCTTAAGTGAAGCGTCACGCTCGGCGGTGAGGGTGGCTACAGTCTCACGAAGAGACGCGACTTCAGAGAGGAGAGCGGTAGACTCTGACATTTTGTTATAGTCAGCGCCCATCTTCTTCTTTTTCTCGTCTTCGTCATCCTCAGCCATCTTGGACTTGTCGTCCTCTTCAGCCATCTTGGACTTGTCGTCCTCTTCAGCCATCTTAGCCTTGTCATCATCTGACTCAGCTTTGAGTGAAGCTTCAGCGTCTTCTTGCATTTCTGAGATCTTACGCTCTAGCTCTTTGACCATCTCATCTTTGGCCTTGAGTGCATCGCGTAAATCTTCAGCTGACATGGAGTCTAAATTATCCATCATGTCTAACCTTTCGTTAAGCGTTACCCTGTCAATCTGCGCGTGAGATTGGGCAGGACGGGGAGTAAGGGTGATAGCGAGTAATTGAGCATCCCCAATCTTCTCACCGCCAAGGCGGTTGAATACTTCGCCAGTTATGAACTCAGGAGAAGACCAAAGCACACCACCAGCTTCTGAGACGACTTTTAGACCTCGCTCATTATATGCTGGGACAGCGTAAAGCCCATCTTCTCTAAGCTCTAAATCTATGATCATGCCTAGAGCATTTCCGGCCTCAGGTGGGGCTGGTGGCCCACCTTGGAAAGGTGAGGTGGCATGTTGCCAATCAATGATGACTGGATCTGCTTCTTTACGCTCTTGATAAACTCGAAGCATCTCACCGAGCATCTCAGAGGTGATCTCTTGGCCTATGTTCTCTCCATTCATACGAGAGCTCACTTGACCCAAGCCAAGAGTTTTAAATGGTCGACCAATGGTCAAGCCATCGGGCACATCATAGCTGGGAGTCTCTGAGAGTTGGAGAGCCTCACCATAAGCTCTGAGTGAGTTTGCTTTATCATCTGCTGAGTTCATCTGTTTAACTACCTTTCGAGCCCAAGCGAAGCCTGCATCACCTCCCCATCCCTGCCAAGCCTGCCAGCCTTTACCCTGCTCATCCCAAGTTGAACCCTGTTTGTCTACTTCGTGACGAGTAAAGTAAGCGAGCATCCTACGGACTGTTTCAGGGCTTAGGTCCTTACCTGCTTTGAGGTCACGAGCACGAGCGATACCGACATCAGTCATTCCACGCTGTGAGGGTGGCTTTGAAGCTCGCACTTCTAAAGCTCGCTCAGCCGCCTCACGAGCTCCTTGGGGAGGTGAGAAGTCTATGTGGCTATATTTCTGAGGAGCTAAAGCTTCAGCTTTTTTCTCGGTTCTTTGTGGGTGGCCTTTTGGTAAAAGGTCGAGATCTGTATTGTAAGCTTTTTTTCTTTGGCCGGTACCAACCAATTTCAAAAACGTCTTAACACGAGCTAAGGCCCATTGAGTTCTAGTCATGCCAGGACGATGGGAGACCGAGAACGCGCCAGCACCACGACGGAAAACAGCTTTGAGCATACCCATATCAACGCGGCGAGAGGCTTTCTTGTATTTGCCGTTATGCTCATCTCTCATATTTTCGAGAGCTTTTACGGCCTTCTCACCTATCTCTATTCCACCGCGGCCACCACTAGCAGACCCTTTAGGATTAGTCTTGCTTCCTCTTACCCTATCTTTTTTGGGCGCTGGTGTTTGGGCTTTGGTGCGCTTCTTAATAGCCTTAACCATTAGTCTTAGCCCTCCTTCGAGCAATGAGTTGCTCACTGAGAGCAGCTATCCCACCGCCACCACCACTAGCCGCGATTCGTGTCATGGGTGAGCGTTGAGCATCCTCAGGCAGATCACCAGCGCCAAGACGCTCACGTAAAGCGCGCTCTAGTTCATCGTCAGGAGTTAGCAGGCCAGCTTGTACTAAGCCTGGTAAAGCCTGCATAGAGTCGGCTAAGTCATCAGTGTCTAATCCGGTATGAGTTAAACGAGGGAGCTTAGAAGGATCGATGGCTCCATAATTCCACCTTATAAGCCGACCAATCGTCCCGCCGCCTCTTCGATCAACTCCGCTCACCTGAGCTGTTACGATATCGCAGAGATTGATAGCGGCTTGTCTAAATACGTTTAGGTGTATTTCACCCACTGATCTAGAACCCGTTGATGAAGACCCAAGGTCAGCAAATTGAGTGAGGAACGCTGAAGATATTTGATGGTCACACGTTTTAATAATATTGATGGGGCCATCCGCATAAAGGTTCCCACTAGCGCCATAATGCTCAAAGCTTATAGCAGCATTCTCAACAAGATACCCTTGCTCAGCAGATAGGAAAGCCTGAGCTTGTCCTTCTGCATCATCAATCATAGCGTCAATATCGCCATCAGTGAGGCCAATTGATTCGGCTTGTGATCTGTCTACAACTACCTTAGGAGTAGGCACGGCCCACCGATCAACACCCACGCACATCAGGTTTGATACTCGCTGTTTGGTTCGCCACCACCACCAACACGGCCTAAGCATCCCGACTCCCTCAAAGTTTGAGCCTGTCTTGTTGAGGGTAAGCAATAAAAGCTTATTGCTGGGGATGGGCTCAGGTATCTTAGTGAGTCCCACCGCGTTTTGAATGACTCCATCAAGCTGCTGATTATCTCGGCTCAACCATCGTTGGTGTGCGCTTGGCTCTCTGTCTGCATAATGACTGAGCCACACTTTGAGCTTACCTGTACTGTCAGGCCCTACTTTGTAGCATTCCTCAGCGTACCGATATCCAAGGGGGACAAACTCCCAAAGATAAGAGAGTTGGTCTTCCCAACTCATGGCCATTTGTCCCGCGTAGCCATCAAACCCCCAACACTCATTAGCAAACCTAGCGAGCTCCTCACTCACTAGATCACCCTCGATCCCAGGCACGAAGCGCCAAGACGCAGAGAGGAGAGTTTGCCTGAGCATATGCCAAGAGCGTCTAACCACTGGATCTGTTCGAAGCATCTCCTCAGCTTCTTGTACCCAGTTGAGCCCTGTTAATTGAGCGTTCTGCTCTTTACCTGTAATTACCCCACCGCTTAATTGGGTGCCTGATATGCCTCGTTGTTTGAAGCGTGGCGCTTTAGCTCTGAGATGTCGCGGTTCACGCTCATCATCGTGTTTATGCATAGCTCACTCCAAGCTGATGGGGTTTATTTGCCTTTCTCCACTTGGAGCTATAATCAACACTCTTAATATCTATAGATGATACTTGACTATTTGTCTAGTTTCTCATTTTGACCTTGGTAGCCACTCATCAACAGATGGATGTAGCACTACCTGAGATGGGTCTTTTGTCTTGATGGGAGACTCACCAGCGAAGAGAGACAGCTTATCAATCATTGCTTGCTGAAGCTCGTTAATCTGCTCGCGTAAGAGTTGCATTTGTATTTGAGCGTCTCTGAGTCGAGCTATGAGCGCCTCTCTGTCTGCATTAGCAGAGGCTAGTTTGTCTTTTAGCTCCTCTACTTCGGATGGGTCGCGCCCTGATGCTATGGCCATCATCGAGGAAATGCTACCTGTAATCATTCCCAAGATGCCAACCAACACGTCTCTATTTTTCTCTACTATCTCAACATAGGTCAGGAAGAGAATAAGGAAGACCACCAATAGCATGAAGAAGACGCTAAACCACCAGCCTCTCTTAGCTTTAATTTCGCTCGTTAGTTCACGCTCTGTTCGTTTCTTCTCAGTCGGTTTTTTATTGTCCATTATTAATAAACTCCAGGATAGCTTTGATGGTTGGCTGATGAGAAATCCAAGGCCACATCAAACATAATATATAGATGAGCTCGATAATTAGTATTCGAGGGATGAGCCACCAAACCCACTCTAATATTTTTCTATCCCGCGCTCTACTCCTCACTTTCTTAGGACCGCCTAGACGCTTAACCTTCTCTGAGCTGGGTGGGGGTTGTAAGCTGTCGAGAGTTGAGCCGACTGCATACAGTGAGACAGGCTCAGCCACCCCTTTGAAACGATACAACCCTACACAAACATACCTAGTCCCTTTAGGGGTAAATGAGTTAGTTCGACCTTTAATCGCGCTCATAGCTTCAGAGGTCAGGAGCACTTGGCCAGCCGTGCAGACGCTCATTGTTCTAGCTGCTACATTTTTAGCTATGCCTTCAAGCTCAATCGGTTTAGCACCGCCTAGCGTATCAAGTTCGGACTGGGTAACCTCTGCCACAACCCCCACATGAACACCTATTCTAGTATTGAGTTTAACCCTTGGGGGAATAGTTGACTGATACGTGAGAGCAAAGTTAACGGCATCAATAGGCCGCTCAAACGACAGTAAAAAACCATCTGACCTATCTATCTCTCGACCTTCGAAGCGATACATCAGAGAACGGGTGAGCCGGTCGTGATACTGTAACCACTCAGCCGCTTTCATGGCTCCGGCCCTCTGCACAAAAGCAGTTGAGCCAATGAGGTCAAGTAACACTATCGCTAGTCTTCTCTCTTTGATCTCCATGGCAACACCTCCACTCCATGTTGTAGTAGGTAAGAGACTCCAAACTCTCCCTCTTTACATGGTGAGTATACCTTAGAAATACCTGCATGATGGATCAACTTAGCGCAATTCAAGCAAGGATCGCGAGTAACAGCCAGTGAAGCGTTAAGGGTAGAAGCTCCCAGTCTAGCCGCGTTACATAGCGCGTTAGCTTCTGCATGATGGCAGCCCACCTCTACCTGAGTTCCGGATGGGATCAGTAGATCATTTCTGATGCATTTATCACCAAAGCATAAATGCCCACCTCCTCGAGGAGCTCCATTATACCCATCTGCAATAACAGCCCAACTCTCACCGTCGAAGATTACGGCCCCCACTTGACCTCTTGGACAAGGTGAGCTCTTAGCTAGGAGTTTAGCTTGTTCGATCCTAAGCTTGATGTGTTTATTCATAGGTGTTAACCTCCCCAACGATAAGCGAGTTACTAGCTCAGTAACAGAGCGCCTAGGGATGTTGGGTATCTCTCAAGTAACTCTGACTGTATAGCCTGGGCCACTTCGGTGGCTTCAGGCTGTGCATGTTCATCTAGTCGCAGTCTTAAGAACTTACTCCAGTTGAGTAAGTTGCCTGACATCCAAAAACTAGTATACATCGATTGAGGTAATATGGCGCGTGCTTGCTCCCTAGATACACCTTGATCTAAGAGGGTGTGATACTTCTCTAGTGAGACTTTGGTGTGCTCCCTAATCACCTTAATAAACTCTTCACTCCTCGCTATATTGATGGGGAGAGAACACTGAAGATTAGTCTGAGCTTGTTTACGTAGGCTTCGAGGGATGTAGAACTCAATATCTTTTGAGGTGTATCGCCTGCTGATCTCATTGTAGCTGAATGTTCTATGGCGCTGTATCTGTCGAGCGATGAACAGAGGACAGGTGATTAAAAAGGTGGCGCTGATGTGCTCAAAAGGTGAGGTGTGGCGATTAACAGCCAAGTAATTAATCAGCGACTCATCACGCTGGCTCATCTCGCTTTGGGTAGTCATCTTGGCGAAACTCACACGAGCTGCTAAGGCTGGTGTGTTGTCGTCTCCCATCGATTGAATGAGAGTGACTTCTCCAATACCATCATCGTAAATATTCATCCTCTAGCCTGCACCCTTTCAATCTCTCGCTCTAAATACCACTGAGCTTTCTTGAGATCCTCTAGCTCTTTATGGGGGTCTTTGAGACCTGCTCTGCATAGGTATTTGAGAGTATTACCTCTGTTGAAATTAAGTCTCCAAGCCTCAATAACATCTATCGCTTCGATAGTATTAGGGTGGTAGTGGGTCGGGTGATCAACGCTCAAAACTGTCTCCTCTTCGATGAACCGACTCTTACTCTTCGGCCGGTGCTAGTGGTGGGGGTTCGTTGGTATTGCCTACGGTCTACCTCTGAGTCATTCCAATTCCATGTAATGCAGTCGTATCTCAAAGCGTCCAAGGGGTCTTCTCGACCATCTTTTTTAGGCTGCTCCTTGTTATCCCAAGCGTAGCTCATGATAGCTTTGTGTAGGCTGTTGCCTGTAGCTCTCTCGCCTTTAGTCCATACTTCTCTAGTGATGAGATATTGCTTGCGACTAAAAGCACGCTTCAAGCGTTGGATGCCGTTAAGTACATCTGTTCGGATTGGGTCTGTGTTCGACCGGAGAGGCAAGCCAAGACCATTGGGGGGTGCTCCTCTAATCGCTCGGAATGCCGACCGGCCTGTCTGATCATTTCTAGCGCGACCTGCTTTATCAGCTACGCCTACATCAAGCCAAATACGCGGTGAAGGTGCAAAGCTCTTATGAGCCCGTGGCCATGCTATGCAGAGTATTAACTCTGTGAGCTGTTCAATCGTCACCTCTTTAGGGTTAAGTTCACCACATATAACATCAGCGCCTAGTTGCTCATCATGGCAGATGATCAAGACGCTAGGTTTTCGAAAACCCCAGTCTATCGCGATACGTCCCGTCATACTCGGCTTGTACCTCCAACCATCGATGATGTGAGACTCAGTAAACTCAGAGTAGATGAGACCTGAGGGAGGCTTAGGCTTATTCATAACCATCGCCTCACGCTCTTCAGCAGGAAGCAACTTGGTAGCCTCGAACCACTCAGCGCTGAGGTTTGCTTCATTGACGTATGAGCTAAAGAGTAAAGGCTGACACTCCGCTTGCTCTGCCATCTGCACCCACCAAGCAGATGATACAGGTAGCCCCACCAAGATCATGATCGGAGAAGGGCCCGCTCGAAGACGACCCATAGCTTTATGCGCTACCTCAGCGGTGAGCGTTTGACATTCATCGATGAGGCAGACACCACTAGTGATATTAAGCCCCTCTAGGGGGTTGTGTGTTGCATCTCTAGTCCCTGGTCGATAATAGGAGCGGCACCAAACAGTTGAGTTGGTCGATGGGTCTAACCATTGCCTGAGTGTATGGTTGTATGTCCACCCCAACGGGCCTAACCACTTCTCTAGCTCAGGCATCAGTACCGAATTATACCGAGGGTTAGTATCAGTCACGAGTAGAGATGAGGTGCCCGGCCTCATTCGAGTGACGAAGAGCAGAGCAAAGACTAGAGCTGATGTCTTGCCTGATCCCCAACCACAACGAGCCGCTATAATCCTATCTTCAGCGAGGATGCTCTTGATGATGGCGCGCTGAAGCGGGTTTAAAACTAGGTCTGTCATTAGTCGCAGTCAACAAACTTGAGACCTTCAGCAGTCACCTGATAAAACTCTCTGTTAGTCAAGTTTTGCTTATTGGTCTCTGAGATGATGACCGTAGCACCAAGCTCTACGTCCACTTCATCATAATGAACGCGATTCCAACCATCACTATCATCAACGTTACAGGCTCTAACATGATATTCTCCGTTTTCTACAGTCCATTCGGTGCGCTGGTGAGATGGGTAAATAGTCCAAGCGCGCTTTAATTTTGCTCTAATCATCTTCGGCATCGTGTGTATCCTCTAAGTCTTCCTCTTCCTCTGTGGGGTTGAGCTCCTCCTGCACTTGGCTGATCATTGCAGAGACAAGCTCATTCCCCTTGTCAGTGGTGGACCCGACATTTAGGTCAACCTCTTTCTTGGCTCCCCATCGATCAGGATAGCGTCTCTCTAAGATCCAAGCATAAGCGCGCCAGTCTGCTTTCTCGTCGCCTAGCATCTTGAGCTTACTGAGCGCCACAGCCTCAGCAAAGTCTTTAGCTGCGCTTACTTCCTCGGTCCACTCGCCATCCTCACACTCTTCTAACCAGCGGTAGTGAGTGTTCTCGCTGATGCCAGCCTGAGTACAAGCGGCGACTATGCTCATTCCCTCTCTGAGGTTATCGAGTAATCTTTCTCTCACCTCTCTAGGGTATGGTTTTCTTCCTGGCTTCTTGGTCATGTTCTGCCTCTCTTAAAGTCTTGTCGATATACTCTTGAAGAGCTCTCGACTTGTTATAGATATCCAAGTCGTCAGGGTTGGTTAAGTCGAGGTCTTCTTCTAGGCGAGTTACTAACATCTCTCTGAGTGTAGCTAATATCTCTTCGCCTGTCCTCACGCGCGCGCGTGTTGTATCTTCTGAAACTAATTTTATTTGTCCCACCACTCATCTCCTTTAACTTGGTTTTTAGTATATTTGCGGCACTCGTTTATAAAGGCTTCCAAATGGTCATCAGGGTCCAAGTTCAACTCTAAAACACTCCCTTGAATTAATGAACAAAGTCTATCCTGTATTGTGAAAAGCTCACACAAGAGACTTTCTATGTAATCTTCATTCTCACAATACATCTTACAATTATGAAAAACGTTGGTGAGAAGATCAGCCATTAAACGTAGCATATCGTCTTTAGACAACTTCAGGTCATCGTTTAGATATTTGACTGTGAGGTCGAGTATTTTTGTATTTGTTTGGATTCTAGTTAGATCAGTCATCACTGTTACTCTTCTCTCTCATTCGTTTGTGATATTCCCTCTGTTTGGCGAGTCGCTTCTCTCTCTCCTCAGGGGTCTCATTAGCTCGTCTTCGTTTGTTGTATTCGCGGTGGTATTTCCGGCGCTTCTCTTTGTTCTGCTGATATCTCGCTCGGCTCTTAGCTAGTCGCGCTTCTCTCTCCTCAGGGGTCTCATTAGCTATCATTGCGTAGTATCGCTCTCTAGCCTGAGATAGGCGCGCTTCTCTTTGCTCGGGAGTCTCCGCTTCCATCTTGGCGCGGTAGTTCATCCTGAGATACGCTAGACGCTCTGCCCTTTGCTTGGAGGTTTCAGAAGTTTGTTTAGTCATGACTAAGAATAACGGCCAGAGTAACGACTAGAACGAACCCAAGGGGTAACTTTTATTTCCTCATCACTCGCGGTGTTATTCCCTTTTAATCTCTCACATCGACTTAAGAAGTCTTCTTCCTTTTCATCAGTTATCCAACCATTTTCTTTTAGGGTCTTATACGAGCTTAAAAAGGTTTCTTTTTTAGCTTCATCTAGTTTAGTTTTATTAGTGGCCATTTCGTCCAACGCAACCATTAAACCTATTTTAATAAGATCACGTATTACAAAAGACTTAGTTACATCTTTAGTTTTAAAGCTGTCGTCTAAGTAATCTCTTAGTGCGTTAATTAATTTATGTGCTTCAGGAGGCAGGGCAACAGCCACCTGTTTCCATCTGTTTTTATCATTCTTAAAGTGCCAAGTGCTCATCTCAAAAACTCCGGTAATGTCCTCAACTCTTCATCAGTGAACTCAGTGGGTAAAAGCTCGATAGGCCAAGGTACAAACTTTGGTTCCTCAACTTTTTTGGGTGGAGCTCCTAGCTGCTCTCTTGCGGCTTGGAGTTTGGTTAGTGCGTTATGTCTCGCTATGGGGCTCATCTTGCGCTTATGTCGTTTCATTACCATCTCCTAACGCTTCGATCTTGGTACGGTAACGCTTGTAGTAAACAGACGGGGAGCTGCTCACTTGTTGCCAGGCTCCGGCCAGCATTACGGAAATGTGCTCCGGCTTAGTGACATCAACACCAAGTTGTAAAAGCTCTTTGTTAGATCTAGCGTGCTCGATCGACGCGGGCAGATGCTCAACGATGAAGGGCTTAACTATCTCATCGAGTATAGCTTGACGTGACATAGGCTCTTTGTCTTTTAGATTATGCTCAGCCGCGTTGATGTACCCATCAAGCATAGTCGAGCTCTCGTTAACATATAGTATATTTCCCGAGCCTGCCAATGAAGCACCAGTGTAAGCATAAGGAAAGAGTTTACCGTTTTCAGAGGTCAAGAGCGCCAAGCCTTGGCTGTCGGGGTTTCGCTCGGGATGCACAAAGATCACAGAGGGTAGCTCTGACTTTAACTTCTTCTTTGCTCTTTTCTCTCCAAATAACCCACCTTCGATAGCTTCATTATCTTTCGGCTTAGGCTTTGGGTTGGGGTTTGGTTGTGGATCATCTACGGGGTTGGGGGGCTGGGGTTGTGGCTCTACCGTCTTTCTCTCTCTAAACCCTAACAACTCTTCTCGCTCAGCCAGTGAGCCTTCTTTAGATAGATCGACCAATGCGCTACCGTCTCCCTTGGTGAGGTTTGGGCGCTCTTTATGGACCTTAAAAAACTTTCGGTATTTCGCAGACGCTGAGCCATCGAGACTCTTCTCCATCTGTTTTTCATACGCTTCT